TTGCTCATGTTGAGCTGGTTCCCGATCTGAGTGAACGATAGCCCCTGCTCCTTGAGCTCGCCCACTCGCTCTACGAGGTTTGCTTTCGCCATTTTTCCTCCAATACTACTTTGAAGGGAAGTCCCCTTCGGTCGGATTATACCACATAATCTTATCCTCTGCCGAAATCGCTGGCCTTTACCAGGTCTACGGTAATCCGCTCAGAGCCATCAACTGGCAGCTCAAATCGGATACCCCCCACGACGTAAGCATCGGTCATGAGGTCAGGGTTAATAGGGTCGGAGAAGTTGACGTTCTTTCGCCGGATGGCCACCTGCACGATGTCGCCGAGGAAGAAGTCCTCAAACGGACGCACGGTGTCTGGGCCTATCTGAATGTTCGCCATTGAGACGTTGAGGATGTCCGACAGCTTAATGAGCTGTGAGTCGGCGTACTTCTGCAGCTCAGTCTCGTCAGCAAAGTTAGCCTGCGTTGTGAGGATTGGGGCGTACCCGTACTCTTGGATTGACGCCGAGTTCTCCGCCAACTTGCCCTGAGATCGGGACCCAGATGAGGTCGTTGTGCTTCCAGTTAGGAACGCCGTTGACGGAACAATCCTCACCGAGTTGCGCAGCTTCTTCCCGTCTCTCCTGTACCGGAACACGTCAATGTTCCCTGGATAATCAAATAGGTACCGTGGAGATGAGTCGCTTTTGGCAGGGGCAATGCACAGTCTGGTGCCAGGGTATGACGCCCCACGCACGCCCACGAAGTTGAATACCGCACGCCAAGGGACTTTCACGTCATCAATGACATCCCACCTGCGGTTTGCGTCGTCTGTGGTAAGCAGGTTAGCGGCCATCTCCTTCTCGCACATGTCGCGCAAGAACTCCAGAACGGACTGGCCAGACGTGAAATAGCGCAACAGACCAGCGCTGTAAGCCTGGCCAGAAGCTGTCTCTTTGAGAATCCAGCCAAACCGAGAGTATGCGCCACCAGCATTGTCAAGCTGCGAGACATACTCGGTAAAAATGTCTTCAAGCGTCTCGCTCTTCAGGCCCATGATGGCACTATCATTAGGATTAGTGGAGGCCAAGATGCCGTTTAGGTCGTGGACCGCGCCAGTGCCGCCATAGTCTGGGTTGGTGGAAGAGGTCTGCGGCGACACAACTGCCAGCTCTACCAGCGGCAGCACGCTGAAGTTGTACTGCACGCCGCTCGTGAGGCAGTTGATCTCGTAGGAGTTTGTGATGTTCTCAGTAGAGCTAGTGAAGTTCCCGTACACTCCGCCTACTGTTGAGAGTGTTGGCGTGCTGGCAGCAGGATCAAGATCCTCAGCCACCTCAGAGTCATGCTGGCGTAGCTTTAGCTGCCACTTGAACTGTGCTGGGGTTTCCGGTGTGCCAACCTGCGTCCATGAACCAGGCCACACGTTGATGGTGCAGACCTCTTCCCCAGGGTTTGCCACGACTGCCAGTCGAATTGACTCAATGTTAAATCGGTTTGGAACGTAGTTGTCGGCCTCCGCGTCGTACAGCTTCTCCGCATCGTTGATTGCTGATCGCTCAATGTAGATTGTTCCGGAGAGCAAGTATGACTGGTCAGTCTCGTCGTAGACTAGGTCAAGCTCATTGGGGTCGCCATCTGCGTTCTTGCAATAGATTGCGATTTCTTTACCATCGTGCCTGGACGAGCTGTTAGAGCTTCTCTGCTTGACTAGCGCCTTGGTTGCCTTCGGGCCGTGCGAAAGACCATTGACATTAACGTTGGTCGCTGGGTTCGTTACCGCTGTATAGGTAAGAGCCAAGGCCGGACGGTACGATGCGCTGTACTTAGTGCTGGCCAGCGTGAACCCGTTTGAGACAATAGACTCGTCAGTGTTTCTCAACTGAAGACCTTTGTTCAGCGCTGGGGTGTCTTTCCAGTCGTCAACAATAGACGTGATGCTAGCTGTGATTTTGGTAAGGTGCACATTAGTATGCGAGTTGTACGACACTTCAGAAGCGGATACGGTGTCCCCGCTCATGGTCGACCAGTCAAGAGTATTTCCAGCGTTGCCCCATGAGTTTTCTGCGCCGACGCTTTGCTCTGTCGTCCAATCGTTAGTGTTTACACGCCTAATCCGCAAGTCGCCTGGGGTTGTGTCCGGAATGGTGTGGTCCCCACTCTCGTTTGTTTGATACAGAATAAGATCTGCCTTGGTCACAGTGGAGTTTACATCCAGATTCGCAGGAAGCTCAAACTTGACGAAGCCCCTGGAGACGTACCTGGCGAAGGTTACGGTGCCGCCTGCCCCGCCACCACCACTTGATCCAGCTGTAGTGGTGAAGTCAAAGTACCCAGATGTCGCAGAAAAAGTCCCAACGGCAGTGATTTGCCTTGTGCCGTTGATCCTGCTTTGGGAATTCCCGTAGATAAAAACATAATCGTTTACTGCAAAAAACGATGTAGACACACCGCTGTACGTTACCCTCGCAGTAGTAGAGCTCAGGCTCCAAGCAATGATGCTAGCCGTGCTAAACACGACCCCGAGCGGGATATGCTTCTCGGCATCGTTGGCGTTCCACAGCTTTGGATCGGCAGAGCCGTCCGTAAGGACTGAGGCAGACCTGGCAGCGTAGATTGTCGTGTCAATGGTTTCGCTGGTTGAATCCGCCTCTGGACGCTGAATGGCGGTCTCAGAGCCAGACTCAGGCCCTACCAGCTTCGTGTAGTGCATGCTCATCATGGTCATGTAGTCCATGCCCTCGTACACAATCTCGTCATTGGTGGCGTCGTAGGCAGACAGGAGCCCAGCCCCAATGAGCACCCAGTTATTGCCACTCTTGCGCTCAATCTTGTAGTGCCTGCGCAGTGGGATCAAGTCTGGAACGAGAGGGTGGTCAATCGGCAACGTCCAGAAGGCGCTCCCTACGTCGTTAGCGTAGACCTCAGACCCGATATTTTTTGCGTCGTAGATGACACAAATCTCATTGCCGACACCACGGTCGGCAGGATTGATATCAAAGATCCGAATCCTGACGCTACTGTTCAAAGCCAAGCCTCCGTAAATGTCAGTGTTGCGTTAGCTGTGTTGGTATCGCCAATCGTCACGGTGCCTGGGTAGACCAGGAAATCCCCTGAAGTATTGGCGTGGACGATCCGGCAGTTGGTCTGCTGCATCGTGTCCGTGTCAATGCTTATTGTTCCTGTTTCAATGACCGTGGCCTGCACCGTGCTTGACGTGCCGCCACCAGACCACGCGAAGGTCACAGTATCACCAGCCGTACACGACGTCTTTGAGAGCACCGGGTAGACGGTCGCTGAGCCCCTGTGCGTGGCCGTGCCAGTGCTGAGGGACTTGGACGAGGTCAGGTACTTCCTCGGGTTCGGAGCAATAAAGCGAATCGTAGCTGGCTGCGAGAATCCGTCAGAGTCCTTGCCGATAGAGTTGCGGCGGCCTACGTTGTACTGCGGCAGAGCAGCAGGCCGGCAGCGCATGTCTAGCTCTACCCCGCCTGGGAAGTCTGCTGCCAGCTCCCAGCTTGGCTGGTAGAATCGCAGGGCGCGTACACCGAAGTCGGCTGAGAAGTCTAGCGGCATCGGCTGCATGGCAGCTGTGAGCTCGTCTAGCTTGTCCCAGAAGTCTCCCATCGTTTCACCGTATACGGAGACCAACATATCAATAGTCCTAGTGCCAAGGTACGCCTCGGTCACAGTCGACCCGTCTCGCAAGGCTGCTTTGTCAATGAACCCTTGCGCAGAAACTGACGCGTAGCTTGCCGACTCAACCTTAAACCCTGAAACTGGCGCCGCACCAACGCGGACGCCAGCTAGGGAGTTAAGGTCCAGGAACGTGTTCGTTCCGGTCTGAATCCTAATAGGCCTATTGAAATCCATCAGCCAACCCTCCGGATCTTACGGATTCTTGACATCAACCGATCAAAGCGGTTGCGTGCAATTGTGTAGTTCTGCGTGATCATGGGCACCGAAACGTCCGTAGCGCCAGAGTTTACCTGCCACTGCTGGAACATCGTGCGGTCAGCCATGAGCTTGAAGAACGCCTCAGCCTGGACGAAGAATCGTACAGCCTGCTCAGCGTTGACGTCAAGCGTATCCACAGTCCAATCCCCATATCCTACCACACGTAAGTGGGATGTGCTTGGGGCGATGCGCCCGGGCTGCAGGTAGATCGTGGAGCCATGAAGCTCCCAGCCGCTGTACGGGCCCCATCCGTTGCCCGGATCTAGTGTGTCGTTAACGTCGTACCACTCCTTGATCGGGCTGGTATTGGTATCAATGCGGTACTTGAGGGCGTCAATGCGGATGATGGAATCCATGCCTGATGGTAGTGAGATGCTGATTGCCTGGAAGGAGGTAACGATCTCAGGTACGGCAACCGTAGACACAAGCTCGCGAGGGTAAGCCCGAGAGATGTCAGGCAGGGCCAAGTTCACAAGGTCTTCCAGCTCAGCGTTGCTCCAGGTACGGTCAACGCCGTCAGACGTTCCGGTATCCCTAAGATCCCGTCGGATCTTCTGTAGTAGTGTGTCAATAGCTGCCATTATTTCTCCTTAAGAGGCCCCCGCCGAGACATAACCTCGGCGGGGAAATCCTCTACGCTCGGTTTAGAGAGCGGTTGCGCGGGTCTCAAGACGCAGGTAACGGGTAATGCCCGTGCTGGTCTGTGGGACCACGTTGCTTACGACTCCGTCAGACACCTCGGCAGACGCGACGTTCGATGCCGTCTTGGCATACGAGATCGTCGTGCTGGTCACAGCAGTGACGGTGAACGTACCATTGAAGGTTGCGTCAACACCAATCACCTTGATCGTCTCGCCAACAAAGATACCATGAGCAGCGCTCGTGGTGATCGTTGCAACGTTAGACGTCAATGCCTTATTGGTAATGACTGCAGCCTTGTCGCGGCCACTGTACTCGCTCACAGCAGCTTCGCCGATGATCATGGCACCAAAGCGAACCTTGTAGCCAAGCAGTGCGCGCTGCGAGAGTGGGTCAGTGTGGTCGCCACCTGGGGCGATGAAGTACGTCTGCATCGTCTGCGAGTCGCCGACGACGAATGCGTCAGGACCGAAGAAGAGTGCCGAGTAAACGGTCGTACCGCTGACGTCAAACGTCTTTGCCTCGTTGGAGACAAGGAAGCGAACGCCAGAGTACGCGCCGATCTCACCATTAAGCATGGTGAGGTTCTGGACGTACTTTGAAGCCTCAAGGAAGCCGTGGTTCGAGGTATCCGTCAGAAGGTCAAACTGCTGATTCGGGTGAATGATGCAGCGGTAGAATCCGTCTGGGAACGCAGGAATGTTTGCCGCCTTGAGGCGAGCAACAGCCTTCTTGACTTCAAGACCGCTGAGCTTGTAATCCTGGCGAGCGGCGCCATCAGCAATGTTGCTGATGGTGGCGCCTGCAAGGCCGGCTCGGGTCGTGATTGAGGACGACTCTGACTGGGCCTGTGCATAGTGCACGCGAGCCGTACCAGCGTTCATCACATCGCGAACGATGCGGTCCATGGACTGAGCGGCAGCGAACGATACGCGCTCCGACGCAATCGACACAAGGTCGTGCGGCGAATCCAGCTGAACAATGTCGCTCAGGCTGGTGTACGAGCCGTACTGCTTCACCGAGAAGTACTCAGTCCGAACCGCGAGGTTAATCGTCGGATCAGGCGTCACACCTTCGGTGAGCTCAGTCAGCGAGTGGCTAACATCCGGGTAGCGGACGTAGCGGATTCGGTCCGTGCCCTTGACAAACGTGCCAGGGACATAGTTGCTCGGAAGAGCGTGGACCATGTTGTTGCGAAGTTCCTTCTGGACCTGCTGCGAAACGAGCTCCTGAACGAGCTTCTGGTAGGCATTAGCCTCAGAGCCATTCAGCGAGTTCGTCAGGTGCAGTGGTGGGCCAGAAAGCGTAGTGCTTGTAGCCATTTTCTACTCCTTTAAACTATTCTGCCCAAGGATTACCAAGTGCCTGCAAGGCCTTGACAATGTCCTCAGACTTCATTGGCTTGTCCTTGGCGACTCCACGCTTTGGGGCGTTGGCGTCTCCAGGGGTCTCGGCGGTTTCTTCTCCGCCAGTGAACTGCTTCACGAAGTTCTCAAACTCCGCAGCACGCTCAGATTCAGAAAGGTTACGAGCCTTCTGTTGGAACTCGTAGTACTTAGGGAAGTTGA